TTCTACCTGACGGAGAACTGCCGTAACCAGCCACAACCGTTACCTAGTTGGCTGTAACTAATCAGAAACGACTGTTGGATTTGGCCTGTTCATGTGGGAGCCGCTGTTTACCTCTATCTCAAACGTTGGCATACCGTCACCAGACATTGCGCCAGTTACAAAGTCTTGAAGAACAGCAGGGGCTTCAACCCACGAGGCTGAACCGACATGAGCACGCTCACGCATGGTGTCTTCTGCATGCTTGTAAAACATTTCAGGGTTGTTGTGGTTTTGACGCATTGGAGACGGGGCAGTGTCGTAGTATGCGCCAATTGAGAAGTCGTTTGGAACGTCGGTGTCCGTCGCTACACCTTCCTCAAAACGAAGCGGTCCCTTGTTACCAGGGATGCTTGGAGCCATGGTGCGCTGGAACATGATTTCCCTGCGACCACTCTCTGGGTACGGGTTCTGCGGGGCAATTGACATATTACTGGTTTGGTCTTGCATTGGTTAATCCTCCAAAGGTGGATGTTACGTACTTCTACTTTACCACTTTTAAGTACTACTTACCGATAAAACGGAGAAAGACCTACTTGAACCTCAGGCATGGTTTCATGAACCGTCATGGCGCACGCAAGGGCTAAGGAGTCGGGATAGTCGTCAAAAGCGCCTTTTTCATCGGGAGCGGAAGCCAATAGGTATGGACCTTTGTAAACCTTTTCAAGGTCGGACATTTGTTGAGCAAACTTCTTCCAACTTCGTGTGCGTCGTGCCTTGGCATGGGCAGGAATTACCAACTGGTCTCGTTGTATTAACTCTGTCAAATGTACCCACCGTTCGTGCTGGGCTTTGGAGTCAGATGACATTGCTATTACTTCCATATCTGGAAGTAGAAGTTGCAAACGTTCGGCAACCGCACCGCCAACGCCCTGCGAATCAACTCCCAATCGCAGAATTTCATAATGACGAAGAAAGTCAATTATTTCAAAATACTGTTGTTCCCATTCTTGATTATTAATTTCTAACCAGTTAAGGACACGGTGCTCGTAGAAACCAAACGGGTCTTGGTGCTGCCAATCTACCCATACCACTGTTACCACTGTTGAGTCGGTAGACCGTGCCACGTCAATACCAGCAACCAGTGGACTTCTCCACCACTCTTTGACTAACGGCATAGAAACGTCAAACAATCGTTGTAGTCGTTCTTCAGTAACAAACATACCTTTTTCAAGAATCCAACGATTGCAATACGACATTTGGAATTCGTCAGAATCTTCTCCAATACGAACACGTTCTTTAGAAATAAACTTTCCATAATTGTTGTTGTACTTAGAAGCAATACGCCAGTCGTATTCAAAATGGGCTTGTCGGTTTTTTTTACCACCGTTGACGTTTCGCCGTTTATTAAATTGAATCATCTTGTAAAAATAGGATTTATTCCTAGACGCCGTTCCAGTCAAACATATAGTTCCGTTGTTGAACGCCAACATTGGTTTGATGGATTTAGTAATGACAAACTCGTCTGCTTCTTGACACTCGTCCACCAAAATGAAATGATAGGTTTTTGATTCAATCTTGGCTTTAGGGTTGCACGTTTGCATACGGCAAAGAGAACCAGCATTTTTCAATGTAATAATCTTACCTTTTCCACGTGCGCCGCCCGAAGCCGCCTTGTCATCAATCTCTGGGTCAAGGAGGAAATTAAGGGCGTGCTCGCTGGTAAGTTTGGTAACAATGCGGCTAAATACCGTGTCGGCTTGGTCTTCCGTTGGGGCAAACACACCACACCAAAAACCCCTTTCAAACTTTTCTAACCACGTTGGATATACGGGAGCCAATTTGGGAAGAATGACCATCATTGAAGCCATGACACCAGACAACACTTCTGATTTACCAGATTGACGACAACCAATAACCGTTACCTCGTCTCCGTCCCCTAACACAATTGACTCAATAACACGATAAGCAATTGGCACTTGATACGGGAAAAACTCAATATCGCAGAATTCTTCAGTAAATATAATTAACTTTTTGACAAGTTGGTCTACAAACTCTTCTGATGCCTCGTCTAGTTGGGGCGATAATTCTTCAATATCTGGAACTTCGTTTTCAAGGTCTTCAACTATTTCGCTCACGAGAGGCAATCTCCTTGTGAAGGTTGTTTAAAATCTCCACTAATTCTTCCAATTGTGCAAAGTCCTTACCATGATGACGGTAACGGTCAAACGCCGCACCAAGTTCCATGATGGTGGTGTCGTACCAATCAAGAAGCGACAACTTATCCAAACGTGTAATACGTGCTGGAATGTTGCTTGAATCTTTTTGTTTTTTCCAAACGCTCCATGTCAAAGCCATTCTCGTATCTCCTTTGGTCGGTAATGTAGTCTGCGACCTTTTACGGCACGCATTAAACCCTCTGTTTCCGTCTCTGTTTTGTTTTTGCGACAAATTCCCAATTGAAACGAATACTTACCAAATCCAATTTGAACTCCACGCCCAGTTCTCCACGGATAATCTGTTTCACGCATGAAGGCAATTGACAGCGAAAAACCCCTGTGTGTATCTCGTGTAACCCAATAAACAAAACCAATTCCCTGGACCAGGTTCAAAGTTCCGTTAAAAACATAAATTCCAGACAGTGCCGACATTGGTATAAATAAAACGGCAAGAAACGGAACGGTGACAATGGAAACAATAGACAGCATTAAAGATGCAACAAACGTCCAAAAAAGCCCATAGCCAATTATTTTGTGCATGGACTACAGTTTAATGCCTGCGGAGTCTGTTCCACTGTTGGCTGGGAAGTCGGAGAATTGGTCGGCAAACTCTGTTTCACCTGCGGGACGGTATCCGTACCCGTTTAACGTAGTATTAATAAAATGTCCTTTTGAACCACTTGCGGCAAACTGTTGATATACAGAAGCGTCAACGGGACCATACACCCAATCGGGTCCACGTCTCCCGTTTTTATGAAATCGGACAAGGATGTAGCCCACTTTAGAACCATACAAATCAAACATTGGCTGGTCTATGACAAATTTGTGCGAACAAAGCCTCGTGCTTCCAGCAGGTCCTTGACCGTAGTTTGCTGAGTTGTCTGGTTTGTTGGCAATTTGAGCAACGGTGACGGTTCTAAATAAAGTAGTATCAACATCTTGAACTGGTTTATTATCTTCAACAATTGGACGACCATCTTCGTCAAGGGCTACACCTCCTGAAATTTGTGTACCAGCAACCCGTTTCTTACGTTCTTCCTCACGTTTGAGGATGTCGGCCTTTCCCTCTTCAAGGCGTTCTGTTAAATTGTAACGCCCTGCTGTGTGAAGCCCTGGTATACGACGTGGCATATACCCTATTTTAGCAGTTACTCTTCTTCGCTCTCAACTGGCGGTGAAACGAACACGTCGTTCACGGAATCGTAGGTGTCTCCAATGCCTGCGTACTTGTCACGAAAGTTTGCGTTGTACGAGGTTTGTTTCCATGTTTTGCCAGAACCGTGAACCGAAGTCAGATAGGCGACACCAACTGGTTCTGATTCTGGAAACTCTAGGTTTTTGATGTCGGAGTTGTTCACCACCGACACTTGATAAACCTTGTTGTCTTGGTCTAGCCATGCAAAGTGTGCCATTACTCCTCCTCAACTGTCGGTGCGACGAATACATCGTTCACCGCATCATAGGTGAAACCGATACCTGCGTACTTAGAACGGAAGTTGTGGTTGTACGAAGTCTGCCGCCACTCGCCCGATAGTCCGATGCTTGCGATGAACGCCTGACCTGCCGCTTCACTCTCAGGGAAGTCGCCACCAGCGCAGTCGTCGTTGCCTACGACGATGACCTCACGCACGATGCCGTTCTCAACTCTTGCGAAGTGTGCCACGATTACACCTTGAACCTGACTAGCACGATGCCGCTTCCGCCCTGACCTGCGCTGTTTGTGTTAGAAACATTGTTTCCGCCGCCACCGCCGCCTGTGTTTGTTGAACCGTTTGTGGCAACATTGCCGCCACCACCCGAACCGCCTGTTCCAGATGTGCCACCGCCAGCACCACCGCCTGCGTAGCGTGTTGTTCCTGCGCTCTCACCACGGAACGATGACGCATCATAACCTGTGCCACCCGTACCACCAACAGATGAACCTGCGCCGTTAGAACCGTTGCCGCTACCGCCGCCGCCGCCGCCGCCGCCGAAACTAGTATTGAAACCGCCTGCGTCGCCACCATTTCCACCTTGCTGACCCTGCCTACCTGTCGCACGATTGTCTGTGGTGCTTCCACCACCACCACAACCGCCAACATACCCACAACCGTGGTCACCTGCCCCACCGCTTACATAACGCATACCAGCACCGCCGCCACCGCCCACGGCAGTAATCGGGCGATTTGCCAAAGTACCAATGCCAGATACACCACCATTCGTCTGAACTGCGCCACCAGCACCAACCGTCACGGTTGCGTTCGCATCAAGGTAAATCGTTTGAGTGACCGTACCGCCGCCACCACCACCGCCCATAAACGCTGTGACATTGTTTTCGCCGCCACCTGCACCTGCGCCAATAAGAAGAACATCAAACAACCCAGCCTTCGTCACCGTCAGAGTGCCTGATGATGTGAAGGTGAGCAACTTGTAAGAAGAACCACCCGCTGTAATCGTCGTAGCAGTACCACCAGTCGCAGTTCCGTATCCATCCGTGCCGATAGTTCCGTAACCAGTACGACGACGAATGCAGACGATGCCTGAACCGCCTGAGCCTGGTGTGCCATACAGTTCACTACCAGCCTGATAACCGCCACCGCCGCCGCCTGAGCCTGTGTTCGCTGACGCTGAACCTGCCGTGCCTGTGTAAGTTCCCGCACCGCCGACACCTGACGAACCGCCTGCGCCACCCGTGAGACCGCCACCGCCACCGCCTGCGCTCTTCGTGGCGGTGTTCGTGCCGCCAGTAAATGTGCTGAGTGATGTTCCGTTGCCGCCTGCACCACCTGTCGTTCCGCTACCGTTAGAGCCAGCCGCACCCGACCCGCCGCCACCGCCGCCACCGTTTGATGCACCCGAACCTGCGCCTGCGCCACCTGCGTTGCCCTGCCCTGTCGTACCTGCGCCGCCTGCGCTGGTGCTCGCAGAGCCACGCCCACCACCCGAACCGCCACGGCTTGGAGTGCCGTTGGGGCTGTTATTACCGTCACCACCACCACCGCCACCTACCGCCGCAAACGCTGAAACAACAGACGGCGAACCGATTTGACCAGGCCCTGCAACCGCAGCAGTCGCAGCCGCACCGCCAGCACCAACCGTCACCGATGCGTTCGCATCAAGGTAAATAGTTTGTTGAGCGAAACCGCCACCACCACCACCGCCCGACCCGCCGCCACCGCCACCGCTTGCGCCACCGCCTCCGCCTGCGATACACAACACATCAAACAGCCCAGCCTTAGAAACCGTCAGAGTACCGTCACCAGTGAACGTGTGCAACCTGTAGTTCACTTCACCGACAGTGATGTCTGATTCAGTACCACCAGAAGCGACACCGTATTCCGTTACACCGCTATTGACCAACGCAGTCGTCTGCGATGACACATAGCCGAGATAAGAACGAGTCATTCCGCCACCCCACTCACGAACTGTTCACCATTCCAAATGTCACCGATACCTGCGTACTTGCCTCTGTCTTGACCTTCAATCGGATTTGAGTTGTACGAAGTCTGCACCCACTCGCCAGACAATCCGATGGATGCCAGAAACGCTTTGCCTGCGGCTTCGGTTGGTGCGTTGTCGTTGCCAACCACGATGACTTCACGCACGACACCGTTCTCTATCTTTGCGAAGTGTGCCATTACGCCACCGTCAAACTTCCTGTTGCGTCAAACTGAAAGTAAGAATAACTACCGTCTGCGGTTGGTGTTGCCGATGTTGCTCCTGATGCGCTCACCGTGAAACCTGTTGCGTCTGCGGTGAGATAACGAATGATGACACGCCCTGATGAACCGTTGCCGCCAATGTCGTTGAAGCCGTCACCACCGCCTCCGCACCCACGAT